GGGTTTTTCAAAAGGGTCGAAAGGACAGCGGCATTGCCTACTTCAGGAGTAGAACCTGGGGGGACGATAGAGGCTGGGTTGATCGGTTTGCCCGCTTCTATGTCTGCATTGATCTTCTTGATGTCTGCATAGACCTTAGCCGTCTGTGCATTGGTATTCGTGGTATTTGCCTTGACGTTGCCAGTCTGGGCGTTCTTGTACGCGATGTCTGCTTTCTGAGATTGAACATCGAGAGGATTATTAGCAAAACCACTCTGGGCGAGAATTTGCAGAGCTTCATCCGGTGATTGTGCATCATGGATTCGCTTCAGCGTAAGAGCGTCCGCGCCGTTCTTGGCGGCGGCTGTGGCTAGGCCGTAAATATCCTTCTGATCTTGCTCGGCCTTGGCAACCGCCTTCGCCTTTGCATCCTGTATATCCTTCTGCGCCTGTGCTCGGTTCTTTTGCTCAAGCGAATACTGCGGGGCCTTTAAGATGAGGTCGAGGTTGGCGGTCGATGCTGCGATCTGTTCACGTATCGGATCGAATTTCTGCGCCACGGCACGATCTACCAGGGAGAGGGCCGTTGTAAGGTTGCCGTTGGAGGCTTCAAACAGGGAAGATGTAGAGAGTGCTTGGATAGCGTTGTTGCGAAGCGCTGCGTTTTGGTGCGGCTGTAGTCCTCCTGCGGTGATGCCCCTGCCTGTGGCGCTCTGTTGGAGCTGTAGCGGGATAGCTAAAGCCTCGTTCTGAAGCTCTTTGAGGCGGTTCTTGAGGTCATTCTGGGTCTGTGTGAGTGCAGGGATGCCTTGCTTGGCTTCTTCCTCCGTGCGGGTCTGGGATTGCCCCACAAGGCTTTCATTCAATTTCATCAAACGTGCGTCAAGAGACTGCGCCTGGGTTTCAGTTGCAGTGAGCGCAAGCGGTGGCGTTGCCTCAGCATTCAATCCCGCAACGGGGTACACAGGGGCTTGGACTGGCTGTTGAAACGAGGGTGTAGAGGAAGGTTTGAGTGTTGCGGAACTAATAGACGCTTGGCTTTGGGGTACAGGAAGCATCCCTGCATCTTTGTATACGTTTTGGAGCTGCTCTTGTGTTTGGGGAGGCATATTTTTAAATTATGAAGTGATACCGATGTTTTTGATTGCCCCTATTATCGCATTGATTGCGTCAACTGCGGACTGTGCAGTACCTGAATTGTACGCACCGCCAGGCGTTGTGGGCGCTGTAACGCCTCCACTTTGCTGTACAGGCGTCACTCCGTAGAGGCCAATCTTCTGTAAAGCGTTGGTGCCAAACTTGGTGCCTGTGGTTTGTCCAAGCTGAATGTTGCGCCCGTCGAGCATTTGGATGTGCTTCTGAAAGGTATAGCGATCTGATTTGAGCAGACCTGCTAGTTCTTCTCGTATTATTTGTCTTACGTCTTCTGGTGTCATGTTAGTAGATGTCTTTGTCTAGCTGCTCTGCGTGCGCTTTGCCTCCTGTAAATACTGCGCCTCCCACACTCTGTATTTGGAATTGAATCTCTCTGTACTCGGGGAGCGTTACGCCTGTGCTCTCGATGTTTACGGCGGAATGGGAGAGCGAGTTTAGTGTGGAGTGCGAGAAAATCTGAGTCCAGCTTGTGTCTTCGTCTTTTTTGTATGAAAGCACCACAGACGCCCCCGAGGGCAACGGCTCAAAGTAGAGCGTCACGCCCAGGAGCTTCTTTGTGTGGGAAGGGTCGGGGAAAGGATGCCCGCCTTGCACTAAGGTTTCGATAGTTGAAGTGGAGTAGGTAGCGGTGTTATCTGTTTTAGTGACCTTATATGAGCCTCCTGAGACAAACGCCTCGAAACAGTAGTCTCCAATGAGGATAAAGCCCTTGAGAACGCCGGAATTAAGGGCGGAAGTCTGTGGCGGATGGTCGAAGGCGAGTACAAAACCGTTACCGTTTCGGGTAAGAGCCCACACGCCCTGGTAGAGCGTTCCGTCGAGGGTGATTGAAGCCATGAAATACAGCTTGTTCTCTGCTTTTTGGATGTCTAGGAGTTCTGGGGCAGTGGAGGTTGAGGAGATAAGCTCGCGGAAGATTTGGGGAGCGTTGCTGATATAGCTTCGGAAGGTCAGCTTCGCGAAAAACGAGTTCGTGTTGCTCTTGCTGATGCCAATGAGGTAGCCGTCTACTTCTTCAATCAAAATTAAATCGCCTTCTCCCCACTCTATTGTCTCCGTGAGAGTAGTAAGACTTGAATCTCTATCCCATAGAAACACGCGAGACTTGCCACCTGAATATTTAGGCCTGCAAGCAATAGAAAGGAAGTTTCCATACGCGCAAACGCTTGTTGGAATCAGATTGGTTGGAAGCGTGAGCGCGATGTTTGTCCATGAGCCCGCGTGGTTCATGGCGATGAATGAGCCCGATGAGGTCGTGTAGCCGACGTAAAGCCTGTCGTCTTTAGGGTGCACGACGCCTTGGGTAATGGAGGTGTATGTGAGTGCGCGTTCGGTAGTTGTGAAGCTCGTAGCACCAGGCGTGGTTACTGGCCCTACTTTCCATATCCTCGTGCCGTTTGCTGCGCCGTAAAGGTAATCCTTGTACTCAACAAAAAGAGTGGTTGCTGTGGGGTCGTTTGTTGCATCGGAGCCGATATTAGTCCAAAGATCGTCAGTTAGTGCGGTTTTGTACCAAAACGTAGCGAATGTGCCAGAGCCAGAGGAGCCGATGCCCAGGCCGAAGAGAGTAGAAGAGGCATAGCAGAACTTAACTATTTGCCTGATGTCTATACTGTTACCACTACCCTTCGCTCTGTGAGGTATCGCTTGGTAGGGTTTTGAATAGATGTCAAAGCCCTTAACCAATGCAGCGTAGCGAAGATCAGGCAATCGCTTGTTTGAGGTCATCCCTCCTACGGGTACTGCTATTGATAGTGGTACGATTTGTCCCATTTTATTTGAATTGCTTAAGCTCTACTCGGAAGCCTTTGAGATGGAGGGTGTCTGTGCCTGTAGTAACCCGACCTTTGACCGCGATGTATGCCTGAGCGCCCGTGTTAACTACAGGATTTGCGTACACCATGGATTGCGTGATGGAATCGCTATACATGTCGGTAATGGAAAGCTGGCTTGATAGAGAACCGGCGTTAGTTATCGTGATGTCTGAGCGTGATTTGTTGCCCGCGTCGCCAGAGTTTATAAGTGTCGTTGTCGCGGAGCCGGTACCGAAATCAACCGAATAATAATCTATATTAGATGCACCGTTGGTTCGCGTGGTGATGATTGTAATAAGCAAGCTGTCATTAAGGGAAAGCGTGTTTGCGGGCAAAACATAGGTGGCAAGGGTCGTGGTTGCGGTAGCAGAGGTGCTATAGCCTGTGGTGTCTGCCTGAAGCGTACGAGGATTGGGATACTCCCACAGCACTGCACCCGAGGCTGAGGTTGTGAGGAACGTAGAGGAGGCCTGGATGGAGGAAGGGAAAGAGTAGTTGACGCCATTGAGGGCGAGGGGATTTGCAACGGTGGAGGAGGCCGAAAGGTTCTTGATGAGGATGGATGGGCCCGTGAGGTTATAGCTTACTGTGGTGTCAAACGAGGCTGATGACCATGTAGGTGCAACACCATTGCCCGCCGACGTAAGTAATTGGCCCGATGATCCCCAGCCGTTAGTCGTTGTGAAGCCGGATGCGCCGTTGCCAAGCAATATTTGGTTCGCAGAGAGGGTTGTCGTGCCTGTGCCTCCCTTTGAGACGCCTATTGCGGTTGCGTTCCATACACCACCGGAAATAGTGCCCACGGTGGAGAGAGACGAGGCCGTCGTAAGCCCCGCAAGCGTCGTAATCGTAGGAACGCTGGTAACGGTCGTCTCTAATTTGCCCGAGTTTAGCGCAGTAAAGTTGTTGTTGATGGTAGTGCGGGAGGAAGAGAGCGTGTCACTTCCTAGAATAGTAGTGATCGAGGTTCCAACAAGCGGTGCGGAGTTACCGTCAAGCCAAGAGAGTGGGAGATATTTATAAAACCCCACGAATGAAGCAAGGGAGAGAAGGACTGCTACTGGGATAGCAAGTAGAGGCATTAGGGTTTGGTTTCGTTAGTGATGGTCACGTTGGTTTTAGTCTCTTTGAACAAAGGATTGGGCTTGTCCCATGATGCAGGTGCGGAATCATCCCAGGTAAAGGTAGCTGCAACCCATGTCATAGAGGATGTCTTTTCCTCATTCGTGATGGTCACAGTTGTCTTATTCTCTGGGGTGATGGTGATGCTCATATAAAATTGATGGGCTTCATGGTCATGGTCTTGCGCTTGTCTCTATCGCGCAGTCCGTAGAAGGCGATGAGCTTCTTCTTCAGTTCGTCCTTCTTCTTCTCATAGAGAGCGAAGCGGTCTTTCTTGTACGTCATGCAGTACGGGATAGCGGCCATATATGCTAAGAGCACATGGTAGGGGGACGGGAGCCCTGGTTCTGTGGTGTCTGCGGTGGTGGCAGAGGTCGCGGTAAACAGCATGGCGGTTCTGCTGAAGGTGACGCGTAGGCCGTCGACGAGGGTGACGCCAGAGGCCGCCGCAGGGGCGGGGTAGAGCGTGATCGTGTCTCCCAGGAGGTCGTAGTAGAGCGGGATGCTTTTAGCTGGGTTGCCTGAAGCGTCCACTCCGAAATACTGCTCTGCGGACAGTCCCCCTAATTCCTCAGGGTCAATCGGCTGGAGCCTGGTGTAGAGATTGCCTACGAGCACATCTACTTGGTCTATGGTGAGGTATTCAGCAACGAAGGAATACGATGCTTTCCCTTCTTCAAGATTGCCTTTGCCTCGTGGTGAAGTGGTGTAGTTGGTGTCGTCATACTGGAAGGTGCCGTCCGCGACGACAATCTCTCCGATGAGTTCCTCAAGGGCGTCATTCGCTCGCGCGGTCTTATCCAAGCGCGTGTAGCTGGTGTCTGTCGTATCACAAAGTCTGTCTATCTCTTGGCAGATTCCTCGTTTGTTTGTTGCGTCGTAGAATTGCATTTAAATGTTTAAGACAACTTTAAGCACTCCGAGTAATACCGCGCCCAGAACTATCCGCACGCCCCAGGTCATATTGGTCTCAATCTTCTCAATGCTTTTGTGCATAGCATCGATGTTGGTGCAGAGGATTGGGATACGGCGCACGAGTACTGTCATTTGTGCAGGGTTGTCTCCTTCACCAAAGACTTGTCTAAGGCCTTCAAACAATCCCTTCTTGATCTCTATAAGCTGTGCTTCACGGGAAAGCTCTAAAGCTTGGGCTGCGTTCCTAGCCTTGTGTACAGCTTCTGATGCCTCTGGTGATAGTTCTATGTCTGACATGTTAGTAGAGAAATTCCCCGATGTGCTTTACGGAAATAGTGGGGTCTATCCACACGGTGAAGCCATTATCCCGTGCGCTGTAGCAGAACCATGCATCCTCTCCGAGCGCGAGTGCGCCTTGTGAATCACGGCCAAAGTTGAACCACGGGGTCTTGTTTCCCGTCTGCGGGTCTTTCCATTCCTCCTTGAAGATGGACAGGTTGATGAGCATGAGCCCTGTGCCTGCGTACTTAGCCTCGTAGAGAGTGTCTGCCTTCTCAGTTAAAGGGCGGGAGACGCACTCAAGAGGGAACTCGCGCTTGTTGTACTCAACACCCACGATGTCTTTGTCATGCGCGAGGAGCTTTGAAATCACGTCGTGGGGAAAGAACATGTCGCAGTCCACAAACAGCATGTGGCTTGCACCCGCCGCAATTGCCTGGTTTACAAGCCACGTTCTATTGGAGACGATGTCGCATGAGCGGCGCATTACTAGATCAATAACCATGCCCTCTGCGCTAATGATGGATGAGCCTATCGCCTGTGCGGTCAAAGCCTTCATCGCCTCCGAGTCAGAGCAGGGTACAGCGATCACTATTTTGGGTTTGGTTTTAGGCATGGTTGAAAAGGTATATTTTATCTACATGAGAGAGAAAACCTTCTACTGACATAGCTTTTTTCATGAAATTGCATAGTGTGCAACAAGGTGCTGAGTTTTCTTTTGTATATCCGACTGAGTTATCCATTCTATCTATTCCCAGTTTCCCATTGATTCCGCAATATATGCAATTTTTCAACATTAACTGACTATATTCTTCTAGAGTTATCGGGGTTCCTGCGAAATGTTTTGCCCTGTAATAGAGTGTTCGGTATTTTCCATGTAAGGTTTGCTGAAACTCTTTAGCATATTGTCTAACTTTTTCTCTATTATTTACAACGTACTTTTGAACATACCTTACCCGTTTCTTTTTGTTCTCAGCTTTCTGGCCCCATTCTTTACCTCGTGCGTCATGCTTTTCTTTGTTCTTTTTATACCACCTTGGATCATACTCTTTATGATATTGTTTTACCCGTTCTTTATTCTTTTCTACCCATGCCCTTTGTTTCTCGGTCAACCTATCCTTGTTGGCGACTTCCCATGCTTTTCTTTTTGCTCGTTTTTCTTCTTCTGTTTTCAATACTCTTGGATGAAGAACTCTTTTTGCTTTATTTTTCCGTGAGATTTTCTCTCTGTTTTTTAAGTACCAATCTCGTTTCTTTGATTTGTACTCTGGGCTATCTTTTATTTTTAGATACTGCGCGTGGCGGAACTCTGGGTTTTTGCTTGGAAACATAATTCTTATTTTTGGAGGCACAACTTAATGTGTCATGCCCCCTAGATAAGAACTATACCATAGTTCTATCCCCGAATCAAGCTACGTTCACATCGAAGATGGTTGGAAGTAGGTTCGTAGGAACCAACAGACCGTAATCGAGACGAGAGTGGATTTGCGTACCTGAAAGAGAACCAGCAGAAGATGATGCTGGCATCTCGTTGACGTACGTCTTTCCGTAGGTTGACTTGAGAATGCCGAACTTCTGAACGCCGCGAACGCCAGCCATAACGTGGTTTGTTGCGTGCGAGGTTGAGACGTAGTGGTTCACTCCAAGGTAATCAACGCCGATTGCGCCGCCGCTCTTGAGGGCAGCGTCAGCCATACTGAAGCCGTTAGCTTGCATGAACTGCACTACGAATGTCCAGTCTGCTGGTCTCCAAACAATAAAGCCTCCTTGCTCGTTGTAGAGATTGAAGCCGTTTGCTGCGTAAATCTGCTCGATAACACCACGAATGATGTCATCGACGTTTGTTGCGGAGACCGTGAGCTGTGTTGCTGCGAGACCGACGCCTCCTGCGCCGTTGTCTCCGAGGTTCGTCCATGATGCGTGGTTGCCGAGCGAGATTGTTTCTGCTCGCTCTCCGATTTTCTTTCCGAGCAATGTGCCCATCTCTGCCATTTTGGCGTAGTTGGATTGTGCTTGATCTGCGTAATCGAGGTATACCGAGTCGATTTCCGCCGTGATGATGGAGAGGGTCTGGTTGGACTCAGTTACGTCAATGAATGGGATGACGTTTGAGAGGAGGGAGCGGCCCGCTGCTGTGTTCGTGAGAGTTGCAACTGCAGGTTCGCCCGAGGTTGCGATGAGAGGGAAGTTGTATGTCTGTGTGTCGGTGTACACAACATCGTTTACTTCCTTCCAGTTTTGGGGTTTATCGAGGCGCTGAGCGAGTTTGTTCTCCCAGAGTGCCTGATAAATAACTGTATTAGCCATTTAATGTTAAAACTATCCTGATAAATCAGGCGATGTAGACGGTTAGTGCCAGACGGGCTTGTTTCTGCTTGACCTGTCCGATATTGCGTTCACTACCTGTGAGCGTAGTGCAAAATCGTCTGGGAGCACGCCCGATTGTTCAAACTTTGCGATAGCGAGGCTCAGATCATTTGCCTGGCCTGAACCTGAACGCTTGTTTGAGGAGGGGGTGGCGTCTTTAACTTCTCTGCGAGCTTTGTTGGCGTCGAGCTTACCTTGTACATACTCATCTTTCAGCGCTTGGCGTACGGTCATACCCGTTCGCTTAACAACTGATTCGATAACTTGGATGTCTTCGTCTGCGGTGACGCCTTTAAGGTCGAGATAGTCTAGTTGGGTTTCGTCTAATTCGCCTGTGGGGTTTGAAGGAGCGGGAGCAGTTGCTCTCTTGAGCTTTGCAATCTCCTGGCGCGTGATTTTGTTTCTCTCGCGGTCGGCGATGCGCTTCTCTTCGAGCTTCTGAATGCGAGCTTTGAGTTCTGAAACGTCCTCGGTAGGGTCGGTGTATTCCGTTTCTTCAACGTCGTACACTTCTTCAACTTCAGGAACGTCTACTGCCTCTGATTCATTAGTATCCATAATGAGATGGTATTCACTTTAGCGCTGAAGTGAGAACGGATTGGTCACTTTTGGTAGGAGTGAGAACCGGGTAATTAGATTCCTGTGGTCAAGAGCACTTCGATGTCTGAATTAGCCTTGCGAGTGAAGTCGAGGCGTCCAAGTCCTGTTGGTTCTACGTTCTTGGTAGAGGATGCGGTGTTGAGGTCTGTGCCTGAACCTCCTGCGAGGGTGACCTTGGTGGTTACAGCCTGGAAGTAGATTGTCTTAGAGTCTCCTGGGCGTGGGATGAATGAGGTAAGGGTTGATGATGCAGGAAGAGTAGCGGTCATGGCTGATGCTGCCGTGTGGACGATGAGCGAAGTGTTCATAAGGTTACCTGCTGTGTACGTTCCCGCACCGACAGAACTGGTTGCGAGGACTCTACCGCCAACGGTCATCGTATCTGCAAAGTATTCATGGCTGTAATGATCTGTACCTGGGGTTGCGCCAACAGGGTCTCGATGATTTTGGGGCGCGGGCATTGAAAAGAACGTGAAGCCGATAGAAAGAACTACACCTGTGAAGGCTCCGAACAAGAATAGTAGGGATTTCGACATTTTATTTAGTTAGCTTTTTAGTAATCTTTTTAACGGTGTCAGCTCCGACCTTTACTGCTTGTTTCATGCGATTGGGTTTCGCCGTTCCCTTGAGCGCTGGGGCGAGCGTGTCTCCGTAGAGCTTATCCTTCAGTGAATGTAATTTCGGTATCATGGTTATTATTGATTAACGCGATTCGCCGACGGTTAATGTTTAATGGCGTAATTATACTATGGTTAATACCCTGGGTTGATTTTTTCACCAACGGCGGGTGTGGATTGATACCCAGCAATGTCCTTAAAGACCTTCTCGACCTTTGCTATTCCCTCCAAGCGCGAGCGCACTAATTCACCCAAGCCTTCGTTATCAAGTGGGTTGTCGATGCTCATGTGCTCGATTGCAAACTCCTCTAGGAAGCGCGCCTTTAGCGCCGCCATGAGCGGTGAGTTGTCTGCAATCGCTTTGAAGAGGTTATTATCCATATGCGGGTTGTGGAAGCTGAGGCATCTGCGGTTGTGCTTGCATCTGCGTTTGTGCTTGCATCTGCGCCTGCTGCATCATCTGATCCTTGAGGATCTTCTCCATGCCGGAGAAATCCACAGGTGAGAGGCCTGCAAACTCAATGACCTGGTTGAAGGTCGAGGCCATGCCGGGAATCTGCATAACTTGAGAGAAGCCCTGCGGGTTGGAGAAGGCGAAGCGGAGAATATTGACCACTGTGTCTGTTGCCTTGCCCAGGTTCTTAGACTTACCTGCGATAGAGACCTTAACGCCAAGCGTTGCGCCCTTGAACTCGCCCTTGAGTATTTCAATAAAGTGCTTTGTGCCCTTCTTCTTGAACTCGTCAGTGAGCTTCTGTTTAAGCGCGTCCACATCCTCAGGGAGCATTGCCACACCGCCGTTGCTGAGCACATATTCAACCTCGGCCTTGTCTACTTCGTTTGAAACCATGCGCTCGGTAACAAACTGGATCTCATCGAGGGAGAGCTCCGAGAGGAAGTCCGCGCCCTGGGTGATCTTCCTGACGATCTCCGGAATGAAGTCGTCCTTGTAGATTTCTTCGAGGTGCTTGGCGAACTGGCCACGACGGTAGTCATGCAAGCCCATACCCTGCTGTATCTGCGCTTGTATTGCGGCAAACGGGGTGCCTGATGCGCTCTCGACACCCTGGAGAGGGTCTTGTGCCGCGCCCATGTTCTTGGCGTGTATTTCCTTCTCAAGCGAGTAGTTTTCAAACAGCTTGAAATTCACCGGGAAGGTGTTGATAGGCTGTAAGAGTGAGTCGCCCAAGTCAACAATCTCAAGGTTGTCCATGTCGTTGATCTTGTTCTTCGCAACGATACTCGAAGACTGCGGGCCGGTGGCTCCTAAAATAGTCTTAGAGGCGCTATCGAGCATGTGAAGCTTTCTGATCTCTGCGTAGTTCGTCCACATCTGGTCATCAAAGAGTTCCTCTGCACCGCCAAAGCCCAGTGCGCGGCCAAAGATAGGGTCTCGCTTGATGAGCTTGAATGGTGTTTCAGTCTCTGGTGCTGTGTACAAAACGATTCCTGACTTGTCCTGAGAGCCTTTCTTCTTATAAAAACAGACGATAAAGAGGCGGCTCTCGTACTCCTCAGAGTCGTTGGAGGATTCTGCAAAGCGCTTGGGAACGAAGCCATGCAGTTCGTACACCTGGATGTCTCCATCTGAGATTTCGTCCTTCTCGTTCTCACGCGAAAGCACGATCACTTCTTTAAGTGACGCGGTTGCGCCGTTTCGTTTCTCTCCCCAGCCAACGGACGCCATGCCTAACAGCTCGTCTGGTGAGTAGCTGTGCTTGAGGCCAATGGGACGCGTGAGGATGTCTCGCTGGTCGCAGAACACGACACTCTCCCACTCCACGTTCTCTCTCATGCCTCCCGCAATAGCCTTAGAGAGTGCTCCGCCGTAGTCGATGCGAGCGCGGCTGTACTCATCAAAGAAGGTGTCGAGGTCGTTCTCTTGGACAAATACGTCGTCGTGGTACTTCTTGACCAGGAAGGAGAGGTGGTATTTGCTCTTGTCGTTCACATAGAGGTCAACGTCCTTAACGTCGATGTCCTCTGTTCGATACTGCAAGTTGAGGATAGGACGGGTGATGTTCTTGATTGGCGTGAACCTGCCCTTCTCTCCCACGATGTCTGAGTCTCGGTAGAGGGCAGAGCGCTCGATGTGATCCTTCATAGACCACGTCTTATTGCCAAGCTTGATAGGCTTCTTATAGGCTTCCTCCTGAGAGGTGATGTAGTCGAAAACGTCTGCGTAGTGCCTCATATGTAAATGACTTTAACGGGCTCTCCCATTTGGGCGTGAGATAGGAATAATAGGTTCTCAAACTTCCGCTTGTAGGTCTCATTGAGCCCGTGCCATGTGTGGCCTTGGTATCTGGCCTTTGAGGTATCAACGGCAACCACCTTGCGATTTTCGTATGAATAGCTGTTTACAACCGCAAACTCAGGTTTCATTTAAGCAGCAGGTCAAATTGCTTGGCTAATACGTTCTGGGCTAGGGGATAGAACAGGCGCTTAGTGCGGGGGATGGGGTACGCATAGCTCTTAGTCCGCTTGCCATCTGAGATGGTAACCACTGACTTGGTGAATATCTTTGCGGGCTTCTTGATGGACTTGAGCGCTTCGAGTGCGTTGGCACCACTGCCCTCCAATACTTGCTCGCCCAATTGAATAGATACGGAGAATTTGGGTTTAGCTTTTGCCATATTGCATAATTATACCGCACATATTCACCTTACTGTAAGTTAGTAGGCGGGATTAGTGCGCTCCTTGCGGTGGCGGTGGGGCATGTTCTCGATCATGTCGTACTGTTGGATTACCGGGATAAGCGAGGTGATTGCGTAGCGTGCAGCGTCTAGGAAGTCGTCTTTACCCACGGTCTCTCCTGGAATGAAGCGTCGCTCCTTATCCTGGGCAAGCATGTACTTCCTATACTCATCAAGGCCGTTTACTGAGCGTTTGGTTATAGAGATCGGCACACCCTGCATCGCTTGAATACCCCACTTCTTGCTGTCTTTACCCTTTGGGGTAGGAATGATGGACACCCCAAAACGCGCAATCTCTGAGATGGACTTCGGTTCTGCGCTGTCTGCGATGGTAATGCAGGGCTTGAGGTTTTTAAGGGCCATCGCCAAGTCGTCGTTGTGCAAACCCAACTGGTAGAGCACCTCGTCCAGGATGTAGCCTCCATCGTAGTAGTACACGTCTACGATAACTGCGGGGTCTGGGTTAAATCCAAAGTCGAGGCCGTGGCGCTCAAGCCTCGCTCCATGTGGTATTTCATCTATGATCTGCCAGCCAGTGTAGACACGTCCTTCGACCTCTCCCACCAGTCCTTCGCCATATACACGCCACCAGGCAGCGTTGCCCTTGCGTCTCTCAAGCTCTGTAATAATTGCCTCTGACAGTCCTTCGTTCTGCTTGTATGTGAGGATAAGAAAATCATGCTCGACGTTGCGATTGATGATCTCGTCTTGTACCCAGAACTCAACGACTGGGTTGTAGTCGAGGAAGATGTCCCCCTCAGTACGAATGGCAAGCTGGGTGTACACATCGTAAGTGACGTTGTTGCACTCGTTTATGAAGAGATCACCGTTGCGCCTGGGCCCTCGCACCTTGTCTGAACTATCAGCAGAGAAAAACTCAATCTTGGAGCCAGTCTCGAACGTGTAGATGAAGTCTGAGCGGTTCCAACTTTCATCCTTGTAGTAGCCGTGGTTCTCCATAATGTTAAGGAAATCACGAATAGCCCCACGCTTGAGGTGAGGCATTGTTTCGGACACTATGGAATACACCTTCTGGGAAGTGTCTCTCTGTGCTCGGTCAATAAGCAGGAGAAGTATGGCGATAGTCTTCCCTGCGGAGTTAGAGACGTTTACGTTCTCCTTTGAGACAAAGTAGTTTACGTTCCTTACGGAGATCGCAAAAGTTTTCTCCGGTTCTTGTACTTGTATATGCTTGGGGGCAAATGGCTGTAGGTGCGTTGCTCCAACATATCCTTTATGCAACATTCCGATACTCCATACTTCTCCGCCAACTGCTTCCTGCTGTACTGATGTGTCTCGTCCCACTCCCTGCGTATTTCCATTACCTGCCCGTCCTTTAGCTTTGACCTCCCGTTTAGTTCTCCCCGCTTCGGTTTCATTGCCCCCGTCCTGATAGCCCTCTTTAGGTTCTCTGACTGGGTCACCCATTCCAGGTTCTCTATTCGGTTGTCCAGGCTGTTCCCGTTTATGTGGTCTATCTGCGGGAGACTCAGTGGATTTGGTATCCATGTTGTGGCTACTACACGATGAACATGTACCGTCTTGTTGTTCATCACCGTTTTCAGTGTGTGGTAGTTCTTTTGTCTGTTCTTCGAGACTGAGTCCGCAGGTTTCATTATGGCGGGTGTCTTCCCTCCGTGGTGGGTTAGGGTCAAAAGCCTGCCCATGTTGCTTGCAAAGTAATTCGAGCTGAACCCTTTGGCCTGCTTCCAAAGCTCCCCAGACAATTCTGTATAGTTCTTGGTATCCTTCGGAGGTATAAAACTTGTGGTCATATGTTGCTTGTATCTTCTCGTTTCCAATAAAGAAGCTTAGTATCGGCTTGTTCGGTTCATTCTCCCAACAGTCGTATACTTCACTCTCTATTATCTCGTGGTTGCACGA